GGTGTATATGTTGATGCCATAATTTTCCTATGCTGCCTCTACGTCGTTATAACTTGTATTTGATCCAGTTGCAACACTCGAATAGCTAGTATTTGAGCCCGTTGAAACATTACTATAATTCGTATTATTGCCTGTGTCAACATCTTGATAATGAATAATAAATGGTGCTCCTAGTGTAGAAGTTATTGATAAACCAGTTAAACCAACTACTTGATCTTTAGGATCTATAGTTCCAACAGAAGCACTAAAAGATACTCCTGATAATCCCATAACTTGATCTGAAGGATCTATTGATCCAGCAGTCATGGTAGAAGATACACCTGTTAACGGAACAGCTACTGAACCTGTTCCTTCTATTTGACCTAAAGCAAATTCTGCTTCTAATCCACCTAAAGTTACATCTTCATTTGGTGCAACTGCTGTGCCTTGAGATGATGTAATTTCTAAACCCGTAGGTAGAACTAATGTTCCAACAAAAGCTATTGGAGTACCTAATGTAGCACTCATAGATATACCTGTTGGACTTACATCTTCGTTTGGTGCAACTGCTGTACCTTGTGTTGATGTAATTATTTGACTTGTTAATCCTACGATTTGATCAGCAGGATCTATAACACCAATTGCTGATGTAATGGATTGACCTGTAATACTTGGTGTAACAGCAATATCAATTGTTAATGAACCTGGCTGCGCTGTAAATTGTGAACCTGCAACATCAAACTCTGCACTAATAACATTTGTAATTGAACCAACATTAAATGTTGAAGACACTCCTGTTAAAGAAATAGAAGCTGTTCCTGATAAAGTTAATGATCCAACACTTGAAGATATTGATTGACCTGTAAGAGTTACAGTTTCATCTGCAAGATTTCCCCACTCACCAGAACCCCAAGATTTAGCACCCCAACCTGTTGCAAGTAATTCATCCTCGCCCCAGTAAGCTTGGCCCCAGGTAAATCTACCCCATCCAGCCATTCTTTACTCCTATGCTAATCTTATGATCGCGTTCGATGCGTCTGCTGTTGGAAACTGAATTGTGAAAGTTCCGTTTGTAGCTGTTTTATCAGAGCCAAAAGCAATTACAGCAACAGCATCAGTAGTGCTTGTACCACCGTCTGTTGTTGTGTTGTAAATTAATGCGCCGTTAGCTGTGAAAGAAGCTGATGTGTAAGACACATCAGAAAAATCTGTGAAAGCTGTTGTTGAAGATAAAGAAACACCTGAGTTTGTTAATGCAGCACCACCTGCTGTATAAGCAGATCCAGCCGTGTTTGTAATTTCTTCAGATGTAGAATAGTCAGTTGTTGCTGCCCCTAAACTTGCGTCTGAATCATATAATGCAATTTTAAAAGTGTCACCACCTGATGAATCGAAATCGTGTTTACCTTGTAAAAGTTCTTGTTTGAAACTTGAACATATTGCTGATGATATTGCCATAATTTAATCTCCTATTAAGGTGACGTTGAAGGTATAGTTATTCTAACTGTGCCATCCGTATAATCATCTCGTTTACGTCTGCCAAGTTGTTCCATACCAAACTTGTCTAGTTCTTGTTTATACTTATTTTCGTATAGTGTCAACATATCTAAAGGGCCTTTTAAATACCCATATGCTTCACATAAACATGCATATAATAACCCATTTCCAAAGTATTGGCTTACATAAGTTGTAGTGTTTGATCCAGATAATCCCGTTGGAATAGCTTCATAATGAATTTTAAATACATATGTTGAATCAGGAGCAGGAGATAAAAATAGTCTTCCAGAAGTTGTATCTGTTACACCTGTTGCTCCACCAAACATTGCATAGTATTTAGGTGTTCCTCTAGCTGCTGATTCTGTTGATGGTTGATATTCTTGTAAATAAGATTCGTCTTTTTTTTCTAACCAAGTGTTAGCACCTGTAGCAGCAGATGTTGAAGTATATACTTGCACACCTTTAACAAATAAAGTTTTTGCTGGTACGTTAATTGTATTTTGACCTGTAACTAAATTACCTGTTGATTGTTTTTTATATGCATCAAGAGGTATGTCTCTTAATATTCTCATTTCAGCATTATCAATAAACTGATCAGTAATAGTAGATGTTAATACATTAGCATCTACTTCTGTGTAGTTTTGAATTGCTGTTGTTAATGTTGCGTATGTAAATCCTGCCATATTATAACTCTACATTTAATGGTCCTGCTTGACAACCATTTCCTCCGCCTGAATAAGTATCAAGCCAGGTAGCTCCTTGATCATTAGTTTTTAATTGATATCCATTATAATTAGTAACGGAAGAAGGTTGTCCTGCACTTGAAGAAGTTGTTGTATTTAAAGCAGTAACTATTCTTGCACCAATAATTTTTGCTCCAGCTGAGTGGCTACCTGCGATAGTATTTTTAGGAGTTGAACCTCTAAAAACTGCGTTTGTTCCTCTAGTCAAACCAGACAATGTTTTTGTCCCATTATTATAACCTGTGTATTGAATAATTTCATTTTGATAAGTACCTATTTTTAAAGCGTCTGAAGTATCTGATGAAGTTAAAACTTTTTCAATCATTAAAAAACCACCATTTAAATAAAAATCTAAATCAGGGTCAGTTACAACTAAAGAAGTAGCTGTAGCATTTATACCTACAGATAAAGTAGTTGTAAGCTCTGTGTTTTGAATAGGAATTGCAACACCTGATATGGACAAAGGGCTTTTAAGAGACATTAATCTTACATAGTCTCCAACTTGTATTCCACTATCGGGATGAGAAACACTATATACAGCTCCAATTCCACCTCCAGCATTTTCTGCTGTGAAAGGATTAGTAGGTAAAAAATCTGCTGTAGGTAATTCTGTTCTTGCAGGTTTTGCATTCTGTAAACCTTCAGGATCAGCGCCGTGTGCTCTTGGTTCTAATTGTGGCTGTTTAGGCTCAAACTCTGATATGTGAACTCTAGAGCCATTCCATTCTCTAACCATTTCTTTATATGGAAAAGCCATACCAGATCTGTCTGATATAAATTGTGCATGTTTACCTTTTGAAAAATTAGACATTTGGATAATAAGTTTTTGGTGTTATGTAAGAACTAGATGATGAGCCATCTTCCGCTAAAGCTCTTTGTAATTCATCTTCGTATAATAATTTCATGTTTTGAGTTAATTCTGGTTTGAATTTTTGCGATAAGTAATAAGCTAAACCTGATGCCATACATGGTACAAATCTATATGGAACATCTGTTGCATTAGTATAATTACCAACATCTTGTATTCTTTTTACATAATAATAGTTAATTGTATTACCTGCTTCTGTTGAACCAGGTGTTAAGTATAAAGTGATTGTAACTTTATCTATAAATCTTTGTACAAAGTATTGTGAAGGCGTTCCTTCAGATGTTTTATTTGAAAGACCTTGATATGTAGATCTGTTTATTTTTGTAAGAGGTGTATCAACACTTGAAGAGTTTCTGTAAACAGCTTCTAATATATCGTCAACACCATAAACAGCGGTAGCACTAGAAGTGCCATCATCTGTTGATCTAAACATTGTATATGTTGCTTGACCGTCAACTAATGTAATTGAATTATTTGCTACTTCCCAATAGTGAAGACCTCTGTTACCCCACTCTTGAAACATAATATTAAGAGAACGTCTGGCCATACGTAACTGATTACCAGATACACTTTGCATACCTATTCGTTCATAAGACTCTTCTATAATCTCATCTATAGCAAATGTCTTGTCGAACGTTGTCGTTCCTGAAGTAGTATTAGCCATTTAGTCTCCTTACTTGTCCAATATAATTGTAGCAACAGCGTTTGAAATTGCTGACACAGTCATACCGCCTTCAAACAAAATACCATCTTCTGCTAAATTATACGAAAAAACATCCCCAGCTGGAACATCTACTTGAAACTGTGTAACAGAATTACCGTCTTGTAAAGTTACTGAACCTGCTGATCCAGTTGAAGAAAGAATAATTCCTCTTAATCTTGTTCTACCTCCAAAGACTAATGTAGCATCTGTTTTTCTAATTGCTTTTACGTCTGATTTCATTATCCTGTGTATCCTATTGTTACAGAAGTTGTATTAGTTAAATCTAAATACACTCCATTTTTAAATCTTATACCAGAGCCAGGAACAAAAATATCACAACCCTCTGTTCCAAAACTTGATTGAAACTCTAAAGAACCTGTGCCATCTGATCCATCATGTAGTTTAACTGTAGAACTAGCTACTCCAGCAGCTTGAATATAAGTTACTCTACATGGTCCTAAATTTGTAGAACCACCTGTTATAGTTTTAAATCTACCATCTGCTGTTAACGTAGTAAATTTTTGATCGCTTGAAAATGATCCGCCGCCTGCCATAATTTATCTCCTTAAAAATTATGTGGGGCCGAAGCCCCACAGTAATTATTTATTATTGTGTGTCAGATGTTGAATCAATTCCAAAAATTTTAAGAACGATTACAGTATCTCCACCTGGATCTCCAGAAACAACTAATTCAACTTCGTCTCCAGTTAATCCTGCTACACCTGGTGCAAAACCAGACATACCAAGTACACCATTACAACCTAAGAAACCTTTCCAACCAGTTGTATTAAGAGCTAAAGAAGCTCCGTCAACATAACCGTCTGTGTCAGCATCTGTTCCAATGTCAACTAAGTTAACAGCGTTAACTGCAGCTGTAGTTACTACAACACCAATTCCTAATGGAATAAAGTTTGTAGGAATCTGAATCGATGTTTCTTTTCCAGTAGTTGCACCATTAGCAACTGTAATAGTTGCAGTGAACTCTTTAAGACTCATCGTAGATGTAACAGCACCTGTTACTGTACTTTTATCAATTACTTCAAAACCGTTTTCCGATCTTACCGGTCCTGAAAATGTTGTGTTTGCCATGTTATATTCCTCCTAGAATACATAAATGTAGTCCCTAGGGATGTCGACCATACGCGTCTACATTTATTTTGTTTTATTAATGTATGGTGCGTAATTTATAGCTTAGTTTTGTGAGAAGTGCAAGAGAGCCTTAATAGAAAGTGCGATTTCAGCGATGTAGCGTTTTTTGTGTTACGTAGCTACAGAAACGTCAGGTGCAGCGTCTTCTATCTTATTAGTCTGTTGAGCAACTTGTGCTTCAGCTAATTTGATGTGACTGATGACTTGTCTAATTTTGTCATCAATTCTCACCATATCAAGAGTATATCTTTTCTCCTGATTATAGTGCTGCGACCATTCAAGTTCTAGTCCTCTTTTCTTCGTGTAGAGTTCCTGAACGTGTGTCATTTATAACCTCCTCATAGGTTAACCACATTTTAGATTTACTAGTAAATCCATCTTTTTCCCATACAATATCATTTTCTCCTAGTTTGTCAACTAGTGCATTTTCAAAAGCTTTATCATCATCTTCTGACACAAGATTGAAGTCAGCATGATAGCCATATGCTCTGATTTGTACTCGGAAAGTTTTCATGGGTTTTTTCTTTCTATCATAAAAAAAGGGCGGCTACAAGAGCCGCCCTTAATTATTCAGTTAATCTAGTGATTACGCACCAGGTGAACCGAAAATACCTCTAGGGTCTGAGAATCCGAAAGAATATCTCTCTCTAGCTTTGTATCTTACGTTACCTGTATCGAAGTCACCTTCCATAGCTGTCTTAATTGGAGATCTAACGAACATTTTTAATCCGTTAGGTACATCTGTCTTGATGAAGAACGCATCAGTGTCAGTTAAGTAGTTGTTCACTACATAACCTTGAGGAACCATCCCCATTGATACTACTGCGTTAATATCATTGTCAGCTGTTCCAACTCTACCTTGAGATTTCATCAATCTCTCAGCAGTAAATTGAAGCTCAGAAGGAATAATCATTTTTACTCCTCTTGCTGCAATTTTAAGACCTCTCTCATCAGTGAACGCGGCGATATCAATTAAAGACTGCTCTAACGATGTTTCGTTAAGATCAGCTGATGTGCCTAATTCATTTGAGAAAGTTCCAGCTATCGTTGGGTGAACAGCAGAACATAGTTCTACTCCGTCACCACCAGCAAAGTTTGCGTTAAATGCATTGTTTAATACATTCGCAGCTTTTACTTGCTTAGTGTTTGCCATCGATCTTGCCAAAGCTTTTGTGTATCTAGAAGCTAGTCTATCGTAAAGATTGTCTTCGATAGCTTCTTCCGTGATAGCAAATGCTAAAGCAATTGTTTCATGCGAATATCTAGCCGTGAAAGTTTCTTGTGCATTGTCAAAAGTCACGCCTGAACCTTCAGGTTTAACTTGAGCGTTTGCGAAACCAGATAACATTACTTCTTCTTCAAAAGCTCTGTCACTGTTTTCTGTGTCGAAAATTTCAGCATGCTGATTTTCATATCTTTTATATTCCAGTCCGAATAGTGCATTCAAACCTGGCTCTAGTTCTTTAACTAGTTGTCCTCTACTTATAGCCATAATTATATACCTACCGTTCCTTTCAAGAAATGTTCGTTGATAATAACTACAGCGTTAGTGTCTGCTGCTCCCGCTTCATTATTATCTGGATCTTTTGAAATCCCGATCACTCTTAGTTGAGCTGTTGCAGTTTTAAGATCAGAATGATCTAATTCCACTTTAGACACGTAGTTTGGCGAAGAGCCAGCCGCGTATACTATATCAGCGTTAAGTCCAATTTCTGCAACTGCTAATGCAGCGTCAGATTGGATTTCAAACCTTTCATATGGGTCATCACTTACGAATCCAACAATGTCTGATGCAGTGTTAGATGCGTTAAGGTGATTAGCATATGTAGGCTTACCTGTAGTTGCATCAGTAAAGAAAACACCGTTAAGTGAACCTAATAATACCGCAGCTGCTGTTCCTACTACAATTTTACCAGTTGCCGCCATCATTATGGGATCATTCTGATAAATCGCAGTTGAACTTGCTGCAATACCATATTCACTTAACCCTTGGTTGTCTCTATTCTGACCAACTTTTCCGATTGCTTTCAGTCCGAAAGCAGCGTCTTTGTTTGCCATGTTTTTTCTCCTTTAGTAAATCTACTATCCGCAGATTTACGGGTTAATGTTATATGTATTTTGATATCACAAAGAAATTATTTCTTCGTACCACCAAAAGTTACACGAGTCTGCCTATCAGCGTTGATTGGCATACTTGAATGTTGCTCCTTCATAAGATCGTTGTTTACTGCGTCGTCTCTGTCCTTAGTTTGCTGAGCAAAATAAGCTTCTCGAGATTTGGCGATCTCTTCTGGTATCCTAGCCAACACTAGGCCTCCAACTCCGATCACTCCTGCGTATTTGCCGTCTTTCAGTTGTGGATACTCTGAGTCAGGATATTCATCAGCTCTCACTAATTCCCATCCGGATCTCATTTTACCTGACATGTTTTTAGTATCGTCAAATCCTAAAACTTCAGTTCGTATCCATCTGTGCCTGAATCCGTTTGGCGCAGGTGGTGCATCTAAGCTAGATGGTGGAGTCCAAGTCTGAGGTCTCTTGTCTTTTTCTCTTGACTGGCTCGCACGCGGGGTCTTCATTTTATCGTTTTCCATATGCTATACCTCCTTCGTGATTTTTAATTGTTTTGCATAATCTTCTAATGGCACTCCTAATTTTTTAGCGATAGCAACCTGAGAAGGTGTGAGTCTCACGGTTTTGCGACCAGATCTATTTACACTTCGCTTCGCTGAAGCTACTATTTGTGTCGGTTTGGTCGTATCATTTTGAACCTTACCATCAGTTGTATCAAATTTATGCGGAAATTCAAGTCTTATTCTCTTATCTATTTCCGAATAATATTCGTCAGTCTGAGGATCAAATCCTTCTTCATCCACTAGTTTTTTGTGTAGATCAAATGCAGTATATGTCATAGCCGTATCTGTACCAAACCACTTGTTTTTAGCTCCCCAAGACTCTGCTTTAGGGTCTGCTTGCGCTGTTTGTTGAGGAGATACTTTAGGTATTTCCACTTCTTTTGGTTCAGCTTTAGCCATATCTTCATATGCTGCTTTTGCTTCATTAAGTCTTGCTTCTTCGTATCCAAGTCTAGCAATCTCTTTACCAGCTTCAACTTCTGCCGCAAGATCTCCTGCTTCTTTTGCTGCTGCTAACTTAGCCGCTGCTGCTTGTAAACCAGATGTAATTCTAGCTTCTCTATCTTTAACACCAGCTTGTTCAACTTTAGAATATTTCTTTAGAAGTTTTTCTTTTTGTTCTTTTTGGTTTCTAGCAAAAGATAAAGCTTCGTCAGCTTGTCTTTGTGCTTCTCTCCATTTCTTCGTAAGTTTAGATATTCTTCTTTGAACGTCTTTTGAATACGTTTCTAATTCTTCTTTCTTCTCTTCAGGTTTTTCTTCCTGAGTAGCTTCTGGCTTCTCGTCACTCGCTTCTACCTTCTCTTCTTTAGGTTCTTCAGCTTGTGGCGCGGGGCTAGAGTCTTCTTCCTTAGTTTCTACTTCATTCTCTGGTTTTGGATTCTCAAGAATAACTTCAGTATCTTCTCCAGAGGTATCAATATCAACCATAGGCACGTCATTTTTATTTTCTTCTTGCATAGTTTCCTCCTATGTTAAATGTAATGCAATACAGATTCTGGATCCTTAATAGTACCCAAAACCTCATCGTCGTTAAGAAGACGGACTTCTCCACCTTCTATTGGTAAACGTGATCCTGCATACCTTGCAAAAATCACCCAATCTCCTTGTTTGCACCAAGCGCCTGTTGGAAATTTTTCTTTATCTCCATAAGCCATTGGTCCCATCTTTACAACATAACCACAATTCGTTGCGATTCGTGCTTTGTCTAAAGATTCTTGTGCAATAATTATACCACCTTTAGTTTTTTCTTTTGGTGTAAAAGGTAAAACTAAAAGCCTCCAACCAGATGGTTGTGGTAATTCATCTTTAATATCTGATACGTTAGTTTCGTCTACTCTTTTTGCTTCTTCAACAGACTCAACTTTTTGTTCTTTATACTTTTCTTCCAAAGCGTTTTTATGCTTTGGGACCTCTTTTGTCGAGGTCGATAACTGTTCCTTGCTCATCTTTTTGCTCCTTCATGTTTAGCAGGTTAGAGATTTCCTGAGAAATATATTGGTAGGCATGTGCCTGTCCCATCATATACTTGTATTTTTCCATGTTGTCAACGGTTCCACTTAACATTGAGTCACCAATGTTTTGGTAGAGATCTTTTAACTGTCTTTGTATTTTAGTTATTAACTCTATATCGTGCATTATTTTACCCATCTTTCTATTAGTTTAAGTTTATCTTCAGCTTCTGCAATCTTACCAAATAGCTTATCTAATTCATCTATATGCTGTGGATGTTCTCCAATACCTACAGAACTTTTTAAATAAATATTAATGGTTGCTATTGCTTCGGCTATTTGTGCTTCGTATCTTTTTTTAAGTGCTTCTAACATTTCCAACGTCTCCGTGCCTGACGGATACGTGAGTTTGGATCGTTTCGAGTTTTTGCAGATGACCTTTTTAATTGTCCTAGTGATCTAGCGCAGTATGATTTTCTGCGATTTGCAGCTTTCGATCCAGGCTTCACTTTTCCTGTCACAGCTGTTTTTAGTTTACTTCCAGGGTTTGCTCTTCTATAGGCCTTGACACCTGCTTGAGTCATGCCTGCTCCAGACTTTGTAGGTCTGTAGTTCTTTTTAGTTCTAGGAATGGGAGTACCTTTTGCAAAGTCTTTTCTCATTAAATCATTCCTTTATAATATTTTCCATATGATGGATTATTTAATTTCTTACCTGCGTATGTAGAATTAATTGCTGGTCCAATGTAACCGCCTGCACTAGCAAATGTTCTAACGTTTTTTGGTTTTGGTCCTGTATTACCGGCTGCTCTTTTTCGTTTGACAGCAGATGCCTTTTGACCTTTTGTCATCCGTGTGGCTTTTGCAAGTGGTACGCATTTCGGATATTTTCTTTTGCTCCCCTTCGATCTTCCGCAAGGTTGATACTTGCCGTCCTTCTTCGGTGCTCCAATGTCGACCCATTTGTCTTGAACCCATTTTCTTAATCCGCCTTCTGAGTAATACCTACGCACAACCAGCTCTTCTCTTTCGAGTCATGCCAGCCATTTGTATAGGTCCACCAGAAGCAGCTTTTTTACGACTACCTTTTTTACCACCTGGTGTTATTTTACCAGAGCATACACCTGATGCGTACATGTTTGCATATGCGCTTGGATATACTTTAAATTTTCTTTTAGCTGCTGCTTTTCCTTTTGCACAAAGTTTTGCCATTATGCTTTTACCGTTTTATTTTTTTTCTTCTTTTTAGGTTTAGGTATTACACCTTTTGCCATAAGAATATCTTTTTTAGTAATTTTACCATCTCCAGAATGATCTGGGAAAGATCCTCCAGCGAATTTTTTTCTAGTTTGTTTATTAAATCTTCTATTTGCCATTTTTTCCTCCTCTAAATATTTGTGTACCCTTTATACCAAAAATACTTGCAACTACAAGTATCCATAAATTAGTGAACCATTTCGGAAGCGACTGGAAATACTCAAAAAACAATTTTACCTTCTCCATCGCAGTCGGATCGTCTGACATAACTGCCCACATTAACACAATGATAGGCGCGGAAATTATAACGAGCACAAATTCGTCCTTATAGTCGTTTTGACGAGCTTCTAGCAATTTACCTTGGTAAGCTTCCTCACCTCGGGCCATCTTTTCTGCATGCATTAGTTGTGCATCAGACATAGCCATCTTAGTCTTCTGTTTATTCGCGTAAATTTTGCTTCCTGCTTGTAAAGCAATTTTTGCTAGACTAAACCAAGCCATATTA